TGAAGCCCACCTACCCGCGCCCGTTGTGTCGGGTACTTATCGCTTCCTACATAGAAGCGACTCGCTAACCGACACGCTAGGCGGATAATAACGACTAGGCGCACCCTTTATCCATGCGCCCTATTCCCGCGAAAGCGAGAGAGTCGGGCGGGATTTCACGCCGTATCTTTAGGGCGCACCCTTAGGGGGTGCTGGCGGTAAATAGTCTGGTAAAGTCGGACAGCATGCGCGGGGCGGAAATCCGCCCGTAGCAACCGACACCCGTTAGGGCTATCGCTTTACGGCTCTTTCAACCGATACGAGAATCCTAAACCCGCACCCCCCGAATCACCTAATCGGAATCACGCTTAGAAATTGTGAAGTGCGTCACATAAATCGGGGGTATCGGGGAAAGTAGTTGAAATTTCAACTAAATCACCATGCCACGCATGAAATCGGACAAAACGGGATAGATAAGACATGCCCTAAGTCGTCAATACGACACGCCGACACTCTTGAAAGTGTGGCGCAATTCACACCCGACTTCTAATAGAACAAGTGTTCTAATGCCATTCCCCCCCAATTAGAACAAGTGTTCTAACGACGGGGAGAGAGTCACTCACTCAGAAAACTCTCAGATATTTCTCAGATTTAATTAAGGTATAACCATCTAGTAAAGGTTGAGGGTTCCATAGAGAACCCGAAAACCCTACACTCAGGAGATACTCAGGAAGTTCTCAGGAAGCCCTCAGGAATCTTTGAGGGCATATTGATTAAATCTCGCGTGAGTAAGATATTATGTCTCACCCCAAAAATTTCTGTTATAAGCCCCCCAGAAATATAGCTCTGACCTGGGCTTTTGCCCAGTTATAGTACTCCCCCTAAAAATATATTAGGGAAACCCGTTCGGTTTCCCGATTTGAACAGGTTTTCTATATATGTAATATATTTTATTATATAGAGCGAAGTCGCTCCGTTTAAGACTTCGCGACTTCTTATAATATATATAATTATATATAATATATATGGGGATATACTGCCCGTTTTCTGACGGGCGTTATTGGTGTGATTTAACGATAGGACTGACTATGGGACGAAAGCCGGGCAAGGTCGATATCCCCATGCACGAGGCTAAGGAGAAAGTACTCCTGATGCTGGCCCAGGGTAGTACCATTACCCAGGCTATGGCCTCTGTCAACCGCAATGAGGTTACCTTCCGTCAATGGACGATGAAGGACGAAGACTTTAAGGCTAGGGCCGACAAGGCCCGCCTAGAGGGCAAAGGCGTTAAGGCTGACTTAAAGAACCTCAAGGATATATCCTTTGAGCAGTTCTCTGAAGAGTTCCTAGATACCAAGCTCTTTGACCATCATAAGGACTGGGTAGACTTGATTGAGGGGCGCGAGCCCCGCTGGCTACACCCGTCGATGGTTTATGAACCCGGCGCGGCTAACCGAGTCCTGATTAACGTACCCCCCGAGCACGCTAAGTCAACCGTCATCACGATTAACTATGTAACCTACCGACTAGCCGTAGACCCGAATGTCCGCATTATCGTAGTTTCCAAGACTCAGGGTATGGCCCGCAAGTTCCTTAGCGCTATCAAGACAAGACTTTCCCACCCAAACTGGATTAAGCTCCAGACGGCCTTTGGCCCGAATGGTGGATACAAAGCGGATTCACAGACGTGGTCTGCTGATATGATATATTTGGGTAGCGGACGAGACTCAGGTGAGAAAGACCCTACGGTACAAGCCCTAGGCTTTGGCTCACAGATTTACGGTGCTCGTGCCGACTTGATTATCCTAGACGATGTTGTGATGAACTCAAACGCCCACGAGTGGGAGAAGCAAATTGAATGGCTTCAGAAAGAAGTCATCACACGCTTAGGCCGACACGGGAAACTACTTATCGTAGGGACCCGTGTTGCGCCGGTAGATTTATATAAAATGATTCGGGACGGTCAACAATGGACTGGCGGTAAATCTCCATTTACCTACTTTGCTATGCCAGCCGTACTGGAGTTTGATGAGAAACCGCAAGGATGGAAAACGCTTTGGCCGTGGACGGACAGGCCTGAAGGCGATAAAGATGAGGCTAACGCCGAAGGACTCTACCCGAAGTGGGATGGCCCTTCGCTTTTTACTCGCCGCAGTGAAGTGGCACCTTCCGTATGGGCGATGGTCTACCAACAAGAAGATGTCGTCGAAGACGCTATATTCGCGCCAGCAGCAGTTGCAGGATGTGTTAATGGTATGCGAAAGCGAGGCCCGCTTAAACCAGGTGCTCCAGGACACCCGAAACACCTAGAGTCTGCCTATACGGTTATTGGTCTTGACCCTGCGATGACGGGTAACACGGCAGCGGTGGTCTTGACCTATAACCGACAAGACAGTATGATTTACATTCTCGACTGTGTAAACATGACTGACCCAACACCAATGAAGATTCGTGCCCTGATTGAAGATTGGGTACAACGATACAAGCCTCAAGAAATCAGAATTGAAATCAATGCACACCAGAAAGCATACGCACTCGATGACGACTTGCGTAACTGGCTCTCGATGTATGGATGCCAACTCAACTCTCACTTTACTGGTAAGAATAAGTGGGATACTTCTTTCGGCGTGGCTTCTATGGCAAGTCTTTTTGGTAGCCTTAGAGATGGAAGATTCCAAGACAACAACTCAATAGAACTACCAAGTAATGAAGGTAGTGAAGGACTTAAGGCTTTGGTACAGCAGTTGATTACCTGGAAGCCTGATTCTAGAAACCCCAGCGACTGTGTGATGGCTCTATGGTTTGCAGTGATTCGTGTACGCGAGTTGATGCAACAGAGTTCACAGTCAGCTAGATGGATGCAAAACCGTTGGGCTACTAGAGCACAGACAGAACGAAGATACTCAATTAACTTAGATGATGCTATTGCAGAACAATGGCAACAGACATACGGATAGGAGCCAGCTATGGCAAAGATAAAGCGTCAATCAGTAAGCGAAGTCGAAGATAAAGCTTATTGGGCTAGACACAATGCAGCAACAAATGACTCTCAGCAAGTAGTAAAAGATACAGCAATGGACCTTAACCGTGGAAAAGCTAAAGGATTAGATAGACTTCTTGGCAGAACACCAACTGAGGGCGAAAGAGATGCAGCAAGATTAATGCAAAAGACTCGCTCTTCAGAACTTGATAGAAGTGCTTTGAGAGCAAAAGGTGTTACAAACCGTGCTGCTGCTAAAGCGGTAAAGGAAGATAGACGCCGTGGAATGTCAGGTCGCTCATCTGGTGGAATCACTGGTAAGGGTGGCAAGAGCGTTAACCCTACTTACAACACATACTAAGATTTGGTTAGGATATAATGTTATCGATTGAACAGATTGCAGCACGAGTTGACTCGTTGCGCTTTCGTAACGCGGATAGGGACGCCCGTAATCTGGATGTCCTTGCTGTCCGTAAAGGTCAGATTGCTAGCGTATATCCTGACTTCTTTCCAGATGGAGTAGATGCCAATGTCGTTGCGAATTTTATCGATGTTGTTGCTAGAGACTTATCTGAAGTTATGGCGCCTCTGCCTGCAGTCAACTGCTCGGCAGCAAACCAAACGAGTGACCGTGCTCGTGCTTTTGCTGACAAGCGTACTCGCATTGCTAGCAATTACTTTGCTCATTCTGACTTGGCCGTTCAAATGTACTCGGGAGCGGACTGGTACATAACCTACGGCTTCTTGCCATTTGTTATTGAGCTAGATGCAGAAGCTAAGCTTCCTCGTATTCGCCTAGAAAACCCAGTAGGTTCCTACCCAGAATTCGACCGTTATGGTCGTTGTATCGCTTTTGCTAAGCGTTACCAAATGACACTAGGCGAACTTGTTGCACAATTCCCTGAGTATGAGTACTCACTCCTCGGTGGACTAGGATATAAGCAGGACCTAAACTCTCTCATTGAGATGGTTCGCTACTATGACAAAGACCAATCGGTAATCTATTTACCAGATAAAAATAATCTTGTCTTGTCATCTGTAAAGAATCCACTCGGTAAGATGATGATTATTGTCGCACGCAAGCCATCTGTTGATGGAGAACTTCGTGGACAGTTTGATGACATTCTAGGTATTCAGTTGCTACGCAACCGCTTTGCACTTCTTGCTATGGAAGCTGCAGAAAAATCTGTACAATCTCCAATCGTACTTCCACAAGATGTACAGGAGCTACAGCTTGGTGGCGATGCAGTTATCCGTACCTCAAACCCAGCCGGTGTACGCCGCGTAGAACTTACTCTACCACAAGGTGCATTCACCGAGCAAACTCTACTTAACCAGGAATTGCGTGTTGGTGCTCGTTATCCTGAAGGACGAACTGGCAACATTGACGCATCTATTGTCACGGGTCAGGGCGTTCAGGCTCTCATGGGCGCGTTCGACACCCAGGTCAAATCTGCACAGGCTATCTTTGCTAGCGCCCTCCGTGATGTAATTCAGGTTTGCTTCCAAGTAGATGAACTAATTTTCCCAGCTGAAAAGACTATTCGTGGTGTTGATGCAGGTGCTCCATATGAGATTACATACTCACCTAAGAAAGATATCAAGGGTGATTACTCTGCAGATGTACGCTATGGAATGCTTGCAGGATTAAACCCTGCTCAAGGTCTTATCTTCATGCTTCAAGCTTTGGGTGGTAAACTTATCTCCAAAGATATGGCTATGCGTGAACTACCATTCACTGTCAATGTTAGCCAAGAGGTTGAGAAGATTGAGATTGAAGATATGCGTACTGCGCTTCTTGCTTCTCTCCAGGCTTACACTCAGGCTATCCCTCAGATTGCCGCTAGCGGTGGAGACCCAAGCCAAATCGTTACTAAGATTGCACAAGTAATTAAGGCTCGCCAAAAGGGACAAGCAATCGAAGATGCTATTGAAGAAATCTTCCCTGCCCCACAACAACAGGTTCCTCCTGCTGGCGCACCAATGGTTGAGCAACCGTCCCCTGCTCCCGCTGCTCCGGCAGGAGGCGCTCTTCCTCCAGTAGAAGGCGGAGCCGTAGAGATGCAACAAGGTGGACAACCTGACATTATGAGTTTGCTATCTAGCCTAACAGGAGCTGGAGAAGCTAACGCAAGCGTAAGAACAATTCGCCGAAGATAATCTAGGAGGGGACAATGACAACAATTATTGGCGTTGAGTATGATGACAAGTCTGTCATTGTAGCCGATAGTCGCATTACTGATGACAGTGGTAAAGTTTATTCACATCCAGTTATGCGTAAGATTACACAACGCGGTGCATTGCTTATTGCAGGAGCTGGTGAAGTTGCTCCCTGTGACATAGCCCAGAACATTTGGGTACCACCAGCATTTACAGCGAAGGATAAGAAAGACGCCTATCGCTTTATGATTACTAAGGTTATGCCATCACTTCGTAAGTGTCTTACAGATAATGGTTATAACTTTGATGAACCTCACGACAAAGATAAAGATGGATTACGATTCCAGTTTCTCATCGCAGTTGGTGGCGAGCTCTTTGATGTTGACCAGGACTTGGCGGTGATGAAGAGTGGAGAAGGATTCTATGCCATTGGCAGCGGAGGTTCTTACGCCCTTGGTGCTCTTTATGCAGGTGCTGATGCCATCGCAGCAATGGAAGTTGCCGCAAGAGTTAGCGCCTATACAGCAGCCCCCTACCAAGTAGAAGAACAACATAAATGAGCAAGTTCACAGAAGCTATAGAAAAGGCTATGAGAATACTAGCTCAAGATTTAGAAGATTCAGATAGCCAGATATGTACTGGCTGGGTATTAGTCAGCGAGTGGAGTGACTTCGAAGGCACAAGATACTTG